CCCGTAGGGGTCGGCGTCCTCGACGACCCGGCCGCGCGGCCTTGTCGCGCGGAATTATGCGGCGCGCTCCGTAACCGCGACGCCGGGCGGGGATGGAACCACGCCCCTACATGGGTGTAACGTTACCGGGTGGTAATCCAAAAAAAGGGTCGTCAAGGAACCCCGCCCGGCGTACCGGGTTTGCACGCGGTTGCGGGACGCGCAAACGCTCCCCTGCGTAATCTGCTTTTTCTTTGTCGCGGCTTTGGTTTTTTCGGGCGCGAGACCAGCGTCCGTTTGCCTGCCGGTGTTGGGCAGACCAGCTCCTGCATCGGACTTTACTCACATTTTGAAAGGATGATGTATTTTGGCAATCAATCTCGCCAGTAAATTCAGCAAGTACGTCGACGACGCCTTCGCACGCGAGAGCCTCCTGCGCGGGGCCACCAGCGACAAGGTGGAGTTCACCGGCGTCAACGAGGTCTCCGTCTACTCCGTCGACAAGATGGAGATGAACGACTACGTCAAGAGCGGCACCTCCCGCTACGGCGTCATCAAGGAGATAGGCGACCGCGTGCAGACCTTCCGCATCGAGCGCGACCGCTCCTTCACCGGCTCCATTGACGAGGGCAACGCCCAGGATCAGTACAACGTCAAGGACGCCTCCGCGCGTCTGCATGTGCAGATTCGAGACGTTGTCATCCCCGAGACCGAGGCCTATGTCATGATGAAGTGGGCCTATGGCGCGGGCAAGGTCGTCGGCGGCGAGGCCCCCACGGCCGAGACCCTGCTCGGTCTCATCCAGGCCGGCGCCAGCCACATGAATAACTGCCACGTCCCCCGCGCGGGCCGCGGTATGTTTATCGCCGAGACCTACGCCGCCATGCTGCCCAACCTCGCCAACCTCACCTACCTCGAAAAGCTCGGCTCGCAGGCCCTCACAGAGAACAGCCTGCCCCGCGTGGCCGGCTTCGACGTCCACGTCGTACCCGACGCGGACATGCCCTCCGGCGTCTACTTCATCCTCCAGCACAAGGACGCCTGCCCCTTCGCTCAGAAGCTCACCAAGTACAAAATCCAGAAGGACCCGATGGGCATTGACGGCAACGTCATCGAAGGCCGAGTCCGCTACTGGGCCGGCGTGCTCGCCGAGAAGTGCGACGGCGTCTACGTCTACGCCGCCTCCGACAGCGTGCAGGCCGCGCCGAGCCTCGGCGGCTCCGGCGCTTCCGTCACCGTCACCGCCGCGGGCGCGACCATCTACGTCACCACGGACGGCACCGACCCGAGGTACAGCAACACCCGCTCCCTCGTAAGCTCCGGCGCCTCCGTTACCCTCGAGGATGGTCAGACCCTCCGCACCTACGCCTTTACCGATACGAAGTATCCTTCCCCGGTCGTCGAGAAGGCGTACTCCGCCTGATCCGCAAGGGGCCGGGCCTATTCCCCCGGCCCCCCTTTTATATCCCGAGTAAAGGAGGACGACATGGCACAGATCGTCACCTCCGTAATGGAGGCAGTTTACCAGATAAAAAAGTGGCTCGGCGTCAATGAGGCTCAGGAGGGCGAGGCTTCGCTGAAGATGGGCGAGGCTGCCGTCATGCGCAACTTCAAGGTCACGGACGGCGGCGCGCTCAAGAAACGCGCCGGCAGCAAGAACATCGCCGGGCTTATGAGCGGCTACACCGTCGAGGTGGACACCGGCACCACAAGCGTCCTGCTCACAGAGGCCGGCTCCAGTTCCGCCGCCCTCACCATGTATCCCGACGTTGAGGCCGACAGCGTGGGAAACCTCGTGCTCTCCGGCGAACCCGCGTCCGTCAACTATGAAAATCAGGACAGCTACATCGGCTACTACTACAGAGACAGTTCCGGCACGGTCTACAAATTCACCGGTATCTCGGCCTGAAAGGGGGCGGCTCTGAATGGCTACGCTGCTTCAAAACTTTTACACCAAGACTTTCAAGGATGGGGCGACATTTCAGGATTGGCTCTCCAAAACATCTGCAGCCTCCGCCGGTGCCTCCACCGCCACAGGCTGGGCCGGTCTCAACATCCTGAACACCGACAACCTCGCAAACGGCAACTACGTCTTCCTCATCCGCTTCGACATGCCCCGGCCCGGCAAAAACTTCTCTATTACCGTCGATGTAGGACCGAGAGGCTACGTCGATTGCAGCGCACAGTATCCGCTCAATTACGTCTTCATGGCCTATGAGGACAGCTACTGGCAGAACAACACCCCACAAGGGGCCGTTGGTGACGGCAGCTTCTACTTCGCAAACGGAGACACCGCCACGCTTCAGTGCTCGAAAGAGCTTGGAATGGAGCAGGGCTATGTCTACATCTGGAACGGCGGCTCCGCCTCCGTACACAACCTCACTGCCCTCAGCAGAGCGGTCGTATCCGGCACATATGACCCGGCGTACGAGCTCACCCTCAACAAGAACGGCGGAACGGGCGGCACCGGCCGCATAAACGCCTATCTGGGCGAGACCGTGCCAAGTATCTCCGTGCCCACACGCAGCTTCACTGTGCGGTGCTATCAAAACTATGGCGCTAACACCAGCACCACAATCTCCGCCTCCTCCACCTTCAACGGCTATTTCAGCAGCACCACCGGCGGCACAAAATATTACAACTCCGACGGCACTGGTGCTATTGCGCTCTCCGGCGCTTACGACCGCACGCTCTATGCTCAGTGGTCTGGCGGCTCCGTACAGCTGCCCTCCATTTCCCGCGAGGGCTACAGCTTCAAGGGCTGGTACACCGCGTCCTCCGGCGGCAGCTATGTCGGCGGGGCCGGGGATGCCTACACACCCACCGCATCCGTGAACCTCTACGCTCAGTGGACAGAGCTGTCATATCAGTGGAAGTTCAACCCCGTCACCGCCTACGGCAACAGCGCCGACAGCGTCGTACGCGGCATCTGGTCGGGCTTTGTCGGGGGCCGCGAGGTGCTCTGCGCCGCATGCAACGGCTACCTCTGGGAGCTGGAGATTCAGGACAACGGCGAGTGGAGCAAGACTTCCTGCGGTACAATCGACACGAGTTCTGACGTTTACATGTTCGGCTTCGGCGGCAACATGTACCTGCTCAACGGCTCCGAGTACAAGGTCTGGGACGGCGAAACGCTCTCGGACGTGACGGGCTACAGACCCATGGTGGCCGTCTCCGTACCCCCGGCAGGCGGCGGCACCTCGCTCGAACAGATAAACAAGCTCAGCTCACAGCGCCGCGCCCGCTTCTCTCCTGACGGCACGGCCAAGTCCTTCGTCCTGCCCGAAAAAGGTCTCGCCTCCATCGACTATGTGCGCTCTACCGCCGACGGCTCGGACATGACCGGCTGGACATCCGACACCGTAAGCGGCAAAGTCACCTTCACTACCGCGCCGGAGGAAGGCACGAACTCCATCGAGATAGGCTGGTCTGTCACAGGAAACACCGCCTCCGAGATACGCGCCATGCGCTATGCCGAGCTTTACAACGGTGCGCAGGATTCCCGTATCTTCGTCTATGGCGACGGCACCAACCGCTGCTTCTATACCGGCATCGACTATGACGGAATTCCCCGCGCCGACTACTTCCCTGACTTGAATGTAGCTCATGTCGGTGATTCCAACACTCCAATAACCGCGATGATACGCCACTACAACCGCCTGCTTGCCTTCAAGCTCGACAGCGCCTGGAGCATCAGCTACAGCGCCGTGACGCTCGCGGACGGCTCTGTGACGGCCGGCTTCTACGTCACGCCCGTGAACCGCAGCATAGGCAACTGCGCCCCCGGTCAGGCCGTGCTCGTGGAGAACCGGCCCCGGACGCTTGACGGGCGCAGCGTCATGGAGTGGAAGCCCACCTCGTCCTCAGGCAATATCAACGGCGACGAGCGCAACGCCGAGCGCGTATCCCAGCGCGTGGACGACACCATACGCACCTTCGACCTCGCCACGGCGAAGACCTTCTACGACAAGTATGCGCACGAATACTACGTCATCGGCTCCGACGGCACGGCCCTTGTCCACGGCATCGAGGCCGACGCCTGGTACGTCTACACGAACCTCAAGGCGACCTGCCTGATAAACTACAAGGACGAGCTTTACTACGGCACCTCGACCGGCGAACTGCGCCATTTCTCCGACGAGTATTACTCCGACGAGGGGGAGGCCATCGATGCCTACTGGGAATCCGGCTCCATGCCCTTCGATCAGGACTTCAAGCGGAAGTACTCCGCCATGCTCTGGGTCGGCATCAAACCCGAGGACAACGGCTATCTTGCCGTCACAGCCGAGACCGACCGCAAGTCCGACTTCGCCGAGTACAGCTTCACCACCGGCGATGCCGCGGGCGTGCCCGAGATGAACCGGATAAAGCTCAAAGCTAAAAAATTCACCTACTACAAACTCAAGCTCTCAAACAACTCCGCCGACACGACGGCCACGGTAGTATCCGTGGACATCCGTGTGCGCGGCACGGGATATGTGAGGTGACACATGGCAACCAAGATAAAACAGGGCGACGCCTACGCCCTGCCCATACAGATAAGGCTTAACGGTGAGCTTATAAACGCGGACGACGTGGAAGCGGCAGAGTTCTGCCTCGGCGATGGGCTGCGCAAGCTCTACCCCGGCGACGTGAGCTATGAGCCGGGGGACAACACCTTTTATCTCCCTCTAACTCAGGCGGACACTTTTTCCTTCCCTGCGAACGGCTCCGTGACGCTGGACATCCGCGTGAAGTTCACGGGCGGCGACGTCATCGGCGTGCTACGGCCTGACGCTCTCGCCGTGTATGACGCCGTTTCGGAGGTGGTACTGTGAACGTCATTGAAGTCGAGCTGCTCTCACCGGGCACGCTCGAAGGCGACATAGGCGCGGCGAAGCTGGTGCAGGGGCCTCCCGGCGAAGCCGCGACAGTCGAAATAGGTACAGTCATGAAAGGCGACACGGCCTCGGTCACGAACGTCGGGAACGGCACTCATGCCGTGCTGGACTTTGTGCTCCCAAAAGGTGACACCGGCGAGACCGGCGTCCAGGGACCGAAGGGAGACACCGGCAATACCGGCCCGCAGGGCCCTAAGGGCGACACCGGAGCCAAGGGTGATACCGGCGAAACCGGCCCTCAGGGGCCGCAGGGCGAGCGTGGTCCGGCGGGCTACACCTTTACGCCCTCCGTAGACGATTCCGGCGACCTGAGTTGGTCGAATGACGGAAACCTTGAAAACCCGGAAACCGTGAACATACGCGGTCCGCAGGGCCCTCAGGGCGAAAAGGGCGATACCGGCCCTCAGGGTCCTAAAGGCGACAAGGGCGACACAGGCGACACCGGCCCGCAGGGGCCTAAGGGCGACACGGGCAACGGCTTCAAGATCATGGGGTACTATACCTCCGCAGCCGAGCTTCAGGCGGCAGTGCTCTCCCCCGCCGTCGGCGACGCCTATGGCATCGGAGTCTCCGACCCCTACGACATCTACATATGGGGCGGCAGCTCATGGGTGGACAACGGCCCAATCCAGGGCCCCGCCGGGCCGCAGGGACCCAAGGGGGATACCGGCGATGCCGGCCCGCAGGGGCCGCAGGGCGAGAAAGGCGACACCGGCGATACCGGCCCACAGGGCGAGGCGGGGCCGAAGGCTCTGGCCTTCACCGTAAACCTGCCCCTGCCCGCCTGGGACGGCCTCGAGCAGACCGTATCCGACAGCAGGTTCCTCAGCTCCGGGTACTGCTATCTCGTCTGTCCCGCCGCCGACTCCGCAGCCTCCGCCGCCCGTGCCTTCGTCTCGCCGGGCAGCGTCGTCACCGACGGCCAGCTCAGCTTCACCTGTCTCAGCCTGCCCGACGCCGCACTCGTCTATCAGGTCATAAGAATCGAGGCCGAGGCATGAGCGCCCCGGTACTTCAGGCCCTGCATCCGCCCCTGCCCACAGGGCTCAGCATACTCTCAATGCCGGACAAGACCAACTATCTGCCCGGCGAGGCCTTCGACCCCTCAGGCATGTCCATCGTGGCCGCCATGAACCACGGCGGCGTGGAAACAGTCACGGACTATGCCGTCTCCCCCTCGGGCGCTCTGCCCGAGGGACTTGAGGTGGTCACCGTCAGCCTCTCCGTCACAGGCAGCAGCGTATCCGTCTCCGTTCCCGTCACGGTCGAGCGCGGTGTGGTGCAGCTGCCCGCACAGAGCGGCAGTCTGGTCTACACCGGCTCCGAGCTATCGCCCGAGTGGTCGGGCTTTGATCCGGACAAGCTCAGCATCTCCGGCGCCACCTCAGCGGTCAACGCCGGCAGCTACACCGCAGTATTCACCCCCTCGGCCCAGTACTGCTGGCCGGACGGCTCCGTCACGGCAAAGAACGTGCCGTGGTCCATATCCAAGGCCGCAGGCAGCCTCAGCATAGAGCCGGAGAGCCTCTCGCTTACAGCCGCATCCCCCGAGGCCAGCATCTCCGTGACCCGCGCCGGGGACGGCGAGATCTCCGCAGTGTCCGCCGACAGCTCCGTTGCGGCCGCGACCGTCTCCGGCAGCGAGGTGATCGTGACCGCCGGAGACAACGCCGGCGAGGTCCAGATCACCATCTCCGTCGCCGAGGGCACGAACCATCTCGCACCGCAGAGCGTATCCTGCCAGGTCAGCTGCGTGCTCGCGCCCGCATTCGCAGACGCCGACTGGAGCTTTATCTCCCAGGCCGCTTCCTCCGGCAGCGCCGCCGGGCTCTGGGCTGTCGGCGATTCCAAGCCCGTCACGCTCTCAGGCTCCATTGGCTCGCTCGATGTCGACGGTCTCGTGCTGCGCGCTGTCATTCTCGGCTTCGACCACAACCACGAGCTTGAGGGCTCCGGCAGGATACATCTCCAGCTTGGACGCTCTGAGGCCGACGACGCCGACCTCTGCCTCGTCGATTCTATGTACTGGCAGTTTACCACGGGCACCGGCTATTTCTCGCCCAACTACTACGGTACAAGCTCCGGCTGGGCAGATTCCCAGCTGCGCAGCGTGATATGCGCTCAGGTATTCAACGCCCTGCCGGCGGAGCTTCAGGCCGTCATCAAGCCCGTCACCAAATACACCAACAACACGGGCGGCAGCGCAGGCGACAACGCGGATGCCATCACCGCTACCACCGAGAACGTTTTTCTCCCTTCCGAGTTTGAGGTGCTCGGCTACAGCGGCAGCAGCAGCTATTACGAGGCGGATATGCAAAAGCAGTATGCCTATTTTGAGAGCGGCATGAATAACGTTAAGTACAGGCATGATACGCCGGCCACCGCCGCGATCTGGTGGACGCGCAGCCCCTCCGTGACCGACGGGCAGTACGCCGCCGTGGACGAATCGGGCAGCTCCCTTTCCACCTACGAATTTATGAGTCACGGCATCGCCCCATGTTTCTGCGTATGAACGCTGCACCCCGCGGCATACCGGCGCATATCCTGTACATTGAAGGCCCGTCGGACAGCCACGGCGCGTCCAGCGCGGCCTCTTTGGGAGGAAAACCATGATCTACACCGGCAAACTGCTCCGCGCGGAGCTGTATGACGACCACGTTTCGCCCTACACCGACGTACAGGCCGTGTATGAGGCGAACAAAGGCAAACACCCCGGCAAGCTCATCGTCACGAACGCCCACTGGTACACCGTGGGCGTCAGGCCCTCGGCCGTCGGCAACTACAAGATCGGCGGCAGCCTCATCTCACGCGAGGACTGGCTCGACTACGGCTTTGCCTGGAACGATGGCGAGCTGCCCGTCATGGCGGCAGATATGTCGAAGGCCAACTACCTTTCGACCATTCCCGTCCTCGTCGGCGGCAAGCGCCGCGACGACACCATGTCGCGTCAGGCCGCAAACGTCCGCAGAAACACCACGCGGACCTGGTGGGGCTTCGACAAAAACGGTAACTGCACCGTAGAGGTCACGGCGGCGGGCTACACGCTCGAGAGCATGACCGACAGGATGCAGGCACTCGGCATTGTCAACGGCCTCATCCTTGACGGCGGCGGCAGCTCCCAGTGGTACGACGGCCAGACCCGCATAAAGGGCGACGGCAGAACCATATACAGCTATCTTCTCCTCTGGTTCGACTCCGGGGAGACCGAAATGGAGGTGGACAACACGGCTGATACTACGACCACAAGCATCATGAAGGGCATCGACGTCTCCCAATGGCAGGGGGACATCGACTGGGAAAAGGCCAAGGCCGACGGGGTCGGCTTCGCCATGCTCCGGGCCGGCTTCGGTCAGGGCAGCCTGGATACCAAGTTCAAGCGCAACATCACCGAGTGCAACCGCCTCGGCATCCCCTGCGGCATCTACTGGTTCTCTTATGCCTACACCGCCGACATGGCCGCGAAAGAGGCTCTCTACGCGGTGGAGGCCGTTAAACCCTACAAGCTCGAATTCCCCATCGCCTTCGATTACGAGGGCGACAGCCAGAGCACAGCCAAGAAAAACGGCGTCGCCGTCACCAAAACGCTCGTCAGCTCGCTCGCACGGGCCTTCTGCGACGCCGTCGAAAAAGCGGGGTACTACGCCATGGTCTACACGAACCCGGCGTATCTCAGCACCTATTACGACGCAGATATCCCGAAGCAGTACGATGTATGGCTCGCCCAGTGGCCGGCAAAGCCCAACCTCAGCTCCAAACCCGCTCAGGCGGGAGGCATCTGGCAGTACACCAGCTCCGGCAGTGTCTCCGGCATATCCGGGCGCGTCGACATGGACGCGGCGTATATCAACTACCCCGACGTCATCGCCGCATCCGGCCTGAACGGCCTCGGCGGGACGACGCCGTCGCCTTCGCCCGAGCCTGAGAAGACCGAGGAGGAGCTGGCCCGCGAATGGGTGATGGCCTCGGACATCTCCGACGGCACGAACCCCGACGCTCCCGTGACGAGGCAGCAGGTCTGGGTAATGCTCTACAGAATGAATGGAGGTAAATGACAAATGATAAACTGGAAGGTCAGGCTCAAAAATAAGCTCTTTTGGCTCTCCATGATACCCGCGCTGCTCCTGCTCGCGCAGGTCGTGGCCGGTATCTTCGGCTTTACGCTGGAACTCGAGGGCATACAGGCGAAGCTTCTTGACCTCGTGAACGCGGTCTTTGCCGTGCTCACTCTGCTCGGCGTAGTGGCCGACCCCACCACCGAGGGCATATCCGACAGCAAGCTCGCGCTCAGCTACGACGAACCCAAAAAGAACTGACTGATAGTGAAGCCCGCCCGCCCCGAACACGGGCGAGCGGGCACCTGAAAGGAGCTGTTACATATGACGACCGTCGAGAGCGTATTCAAGGCCGCAATGGTGCTCATGGACGAGCTTTCCTCCACCGGCGAGGCCCGGACCTCCGACACTAAAGAGTACGAACTGCGTGCGCCTTCCATCCTCAACGCGCTCACCGCGGAGCTGCGGACCCTCATGGGCGAGACCGCCGACTGGCTGCCCGCCGAGGGCATGGACGACAGCCTGCCCGTGGACACGAACTATGGTCTTGCCGCCATGCCCTACGGCCTCGCCGCAAACCTGCTCGTGGACGAAAACCCCAGCGCGGCAAGCTTCTTCCAGCAGCGCTACGAGGAGCTGCGCGCAGTCTACCTCGCCCGCCGCCGCGCCGACATCGACGACATCGAAATGCTTTATGGGGGCATAGGCCATGGCGAGTTCGCAAGGTGGTGAGCCTCGTGAGCGACTGGGCCGCAATAAGCGTCATTGCCGCGCTCGTGGGTGTGGCAATAAGCCTCGTCACGCCCATCATTAAGCTCAACACCATCATCACCAAGCTCGGCAGCACCGTCGAGGGCCTGGCCAAGAACCTCGAGACCCTCACAGGCGACAATAACCGGGGCCACGCACGGCTCCACGGGCGCATAGACTCCCTCGAGGATTCCGTCAGCAGGCACGAGATCAGGCTCGCCCTGCTCGAGCGGCGCGGAGATAATGCTTGA